CCGTTTGCCAGCCCGAAGTACCGGCCGGCGACGTTCGGCGAAATTGGAGACCCGATGTCGTCCGCAGACGATTCCGTAGACGGCACGGTTACGCCATACTACTACCGCATTCTGATGCAGAGGTGACACGATGGGACTGACGCGCAACAGCCCGAACCAGAAGTGGGTCGTCTATGCGTTCGACCGGCGCACGAATAGGCCGAAAATTGGCGACGCGGCGAACATCACGGCCAATTTGCGGCTGGACGGTGGAGCTGCACAGGCGACCGACGATACGAACCCGACAGAGATGGAAGACGGGTACTATTACTTCAACCTGACGCAGGCCGAGACGCAATCCGGGCATGCACTGATTAATCCGGAGAGTGCGACGCCGAACATCCAGGTGATTGGCGTGCCGGCAGTGGAGCGGACCGACGCCACGGTGGTCGTAGAGGGAACGGCTCAGGGAGGCGCCAACAATACGATCACGTTGGCTGATTCGTCGAGCGACGAGGACGATATTTACAACGGCGATTTGATCCACGTAGCGGTCGGCACGGGAGCGGGCCAAGCGAGGATGATTGTCGATTACAACGGCACCACGAAGGTCGCGACGGTAGACGCGAATTGGGAAGTCAACCCGGACAACACCTCGGTATACGTGACGTACGCACACCCGGGACTGGTCCACATCGCGGCTACGGCGGACGGCACGAGCAACGTGCTGGCACGTGACGTGGTGGGCAACAAAACAGATCAATCCGCCAGGACCGCGGACACGGCGTCGATCATGGCGGTACTGCGCAAGGTGCTCGACGAAGCAACCGAAGCGGCACACCACGTCCACGCCGGCGAGCGATGGTTCGGAACAGCGGCGAGCCCATCGGCAACACATAAGGCCGACCGGACCGGAGCGGGAGCGGCAGGATCGGAATCCGGGCCGATTGTAGTCGACGCAGGAAACGACGATTGGGGTGCGTGGACGCAAATCCTGGGTTCGGACGACACGCCAGTAGACGGCGGCAGCAACGTGAAATTTGATCTGCACAAGATTCGTTTAGCCACTTCTGAGCACACGGATCAGCGGTATATGTTGCAGTTTGCTTTGCAAGAGAGCGCTCCGGCCGATGACCCGGGAGATTCGGACACCTACACGGAAACGGAGTTCTACGTTCCATCGTCGATCGGAGCGGCGACGAGCGACCAAACTCCGGGGGACATTTCCAACGAGCGAGTATTGACGGGCACGAACGTATGGTGCCGAGCGAGAGCACCGGGCCAAAACACGAGCGAGATTGGGTTCTATATGGGCCTGCACGAATACCAGTATAACTGACCTCGGAGCGAAGGGCGAAACATGATAGGGCGAATCAGGAGCCTGCTGGCGCTGGCAGGCGGCGATGCGGAAGCCGTGGGCAGAAAGAAGGCCGAGCGAACGTGCAAGGCGTTGCGGCGAGAGCTGAGAGCCGCTAGAACGGAGGCTGCGAACGAGAAAGACGTGTTGGAGACCGAGCGGAGGGCATGGAAACGCCGGCAAGCGGAACTGGAAGCGGACGCAGCAGCGTTGACCAAAGAGCTGGAGGCGGCCCAGGCGCAAAACACGTTGCACGAAATGGAGATCGACGGGCTGACGCAGATCATCACCAAGAACCAAGCGATTACGCAGCGAGACACGGAGATCGCCGCGATTGAGGGCGAAGTGGCGAGGAAGTATAGGATCACGAATCATGGCTCAAACATACCTCGAACGGGCGCGAGATAGTCACCGTGGCCGGTTGAATTCTTTGCGTGATCGCACGGCGCTGGCGTTGCGCCAAACCGGCGGCGGTTCGCTGCCGCACCCGTACCTCGGTCGGCACTCGTCTATAGCGTCGCTGGCGGCTCGGTTCGACGACACGGCGAAGCAAGAAGAGCAGTACAAACATTTCGTCAGTTGGGTGTACGTGGCGATTACGCGGATTGCGACCCGGGCGGCCGGCCAGCCGATGCGGGCTGGGCGAGTGAACGTGTCGCCGCAGAAAGCACGGCGGCTGAGCACGCAGCAGAAGTCGCACGCGCCAGGGTACGTGAAGGCCGTGGCGGACGACATCGAGCCGATCCCGACGCACGCGCTGCTGGACGCGATTTCCAACCCGAACCACGCGATGGTAACGTGGAGTTTGATGTACGCGCTGCTGAGCGGGCTGGAGCTGACGGGCGTTGCGTACTGGTGGATGCCGAGGACCAGTAGTGGTCTGCAAATCTGGCCGCTGCCGAGTAGTTGGGTGACGCCGGTACACGCCAAAGGCAGGCTGTTCGACAGTTTCGAGGTGCGAAGCACGAGCAGTATGGGCAAGCCGGTGCCGGTCGAGCATCAGGATATGGCGATGTTCCTGTTGCCGGACCCGGAGGACCCGACGCGACCGAAAAGCCCGGTGCAGGCACAGGCGCCGGCCGTGAGTACGGACGAACAGATTCAGGTGGCACAACACCGGTTCTTCCAGAACGGGATTTTCCCGCAGGTGATTTTGCACGCCGGCCGGCTACCGGACGCAATGGGCGTGCCGGGAGAGCGGCCGTCGGTGACACCCGAACAGCGGGTGGAGCTGATGAACGCCATCGCGGCAGTGTACGACGGAGTTGTGAATTACAACGAACCGTTGATCCTAGACGGGTTGATTGAGAACGTCTCGAAGTTCTCGCAGACGGCCCAGGAGATGGACTTCCTGCAAAGCAGCGAGCAGGTAAAGGGCCGGATATTCCAAGCGTTCGGCGTGAACCCGATCATCGCCGGCGAAATCGCGGGCGTGAACCGGGCCCAGGCCGCTGTGGCGGAGACGTTGTTTACCACCAACGTCGTGAACCCGCTGCTGACGATGGTCGGGCAGGTGCTGACGCAGTGGGCACGGAAACACGAAGAGGGCACGGTGATCTGGCTGGACATGGCCCGAGCGAACGACGAAGAGCTGAATCTGCGCGAGTGGGACAAGGCGATGGTGCATCGAGTCGCGACGAAAAACGAGTTCCGGGTACATATTCTCGGCCTGCCGGAGATCGACCGAGAGGACTTTAACGAGCCACCGGAGCCGCAGTCGCAAGTTGCTCAGGGCCAAAGTGTCCAGGAAGAATCCGCTTTGCCCAGCATCCGAGGCGCGAAAAACACGGCGGAGCCCAGCGTGAGCCGAAAGTGGGACAAGTTCGTGGGCGGGCTGTGGGAGAAAAACGCGGCCAAAAGCGAACGGCGGTTGCAGGAGGCAATGCACGGTTTGTTCCGAGAACAGGCGAAAACGGCGACGAGCGAGCTGCTGGAGATCGCGAAGCGGAGCCCGGGCCTGTTCGTCGAGGGCAACGCGGCCGAGCTGGCCCGGCAGGCGTTCAATCCGCGGGATTGGGACGCACCGCTGACAATGGCGGCGGCCCAGCCAATGGTGCTGGCGATGGCCACCGGATACGTAACCGAGCGGGCGATTTTGAAGTCTCGGACCCGCAACGGGCGTTTGACGAGTCTGAAACGGCTTCGGCAGCCGGACCCGGTATTCGACCGGCTGGTTGAGGAAATCCAGGCGAATTTGCCGCGGTTCATTGCGGAAGACGTGCCCGAGGCGGTGATGGCGAACATCGTGTCGGAAGTCGCGGCAATCATCCAGGAGCCGTGGTGGAAGGAGATCAACGACACGCAGTTGAGGTACCTGGAGTCGTCGCTGCGAACCGGGATTGACGGCGGATGGAGCGTGTCGAAGATCGCGAAGGACATTGAACGGTTCATGGGCGACGGCAGCCGGAGCCGCAGTATGCTGATCGCGAGAACCGAAACCCCAGGACTGTTGAACGGCGGGCACGTATTGCAGATGAAGGAGCTGGAAGAGACCGGGCTGACGGTCGTGAAAGAGTGGCTGACGGTCGGCGACGCCGACGTCCGGGACCAGCACATTGCGATGCAGGGCGAACGAACACAACCCGCCGACGCGGTTTTCACACTGCCGAACGGAGAGACGACGCCACACCCGGCCCACTACTCGCTGTCGCCGGCGAACCGGTGCAATTGCCGCTGCACGGTGATGAGCGACGTGGACCTTGACCAACTGGACGAACTGGAAGCGGCCGAGGACTCGGCGTTGGCAGCAGCCGACAGAACACCGTAACGCACCACCCAAAAGTATGGCCCGCACCCCAAGGTTGGAGTGGCGGCTAGGCGTTGACACAGAGGGCGAAATGGCGCAAGATACAAAGCGGAGCTTGCTGGCACCCTTGCCATCGCGATGCCAGAGGCTGGCTCGGCTGGCTATGGAGCACATTGCGAATCAGGTGGAAAGCAAGTTCCGCAACAAGACGTGGGGCGAAGCAAGAGTGCATCTGCGGTTTCGCAAGGGCGAACTACACGAAGTCGAGGTGCTGGACTCGACGACGGTGCGAGCCGCGGATATGAATGGTGGCGAATAGTTAGCCGACTTGGGTATCACCATTAGGGAACCCGGCGGGAGAAATCCCGGCGGGTTTTCTTTTTGGGAGGAACGAGCGATGTCAGATCGAGTGATTGTCACGGTGCGGTTTCCAGCCGCCGATACCACTGTCATCGCCTCCCGATCTCTTCAGATATACGACGCCAACGAGCGGATTGCGGACCCGGAGGCATCGCCGCTGAAAACGGCGGCATTGGCCGCAGCCACGACCAAGTACGAATACGAGACGGACGAGGGCAAGCTGCTTGAGTACGTGCTAGTCGATACGGCACGCGACGGCACGCCGAGCGGAAAGGCGATCTTGCGAGTTGCGGCAGTGTCGGGCGCGCCGATTACGCCGGAGCCGATCCAACTGGTGATGGTCGAAGACCTGAGCGAAAGCAGCAGCGGCTCGGCAACCAGCGATTCGAGCGGCGGAAGCAGTACCAGTGCCAGCACGAGCAGCAGCAGCAGCGTGTCGGCATCGTCGGCCAGCAGCAGCAGCGAATCGAGCAGCAGCAGCAGCAGCGAATCGAGCAGCAGCAGTAGCAGTGAAAGCTCGCCGTCGTGGTCGTCTGCTTCGACGATCAGCGTGAGCCTGAGCAGCAGCACGGAGCAGGCCAGTAGCTTCAGCTCGATCAATAGCAGCAGCAGCAGCACGAACAGCTCCAGCAACACGAGCTCTAGCACGTCAAGTGCCAGCAGCGCCAGTACAACCAGCGTAAGCGGAAGCAGCGCAAGCAGTGAAAGCAGTAGCAGCCAAAGCCCGAGTAGCATATCGATCAGCCTGAGCAGCAGCAGTTCTAGCAGTGAAAGTAGCAGCAGCGAGAGCACGAGCAGCAGCACAAGTGCGACGGTGACGAGCAGCTCGCCGAGTAGCCAAAGCACGAGCAGCAGCGCAAGTGAAAGCAGCGGAAGCTCTGCAAGTAGCAGCACATCCAGTGCAAGCACCTTCAGTTCGATCAACAGTTCGTCGAGTAGCGGAAGCAGTGCGAGCACATCGTCGAGCAGTTCCAGCAGCAGCAGCAGCCAAAGCAGCAGCTCCAGCAGCAGTTCGAGCAGCAGCTCGTCAAGCAGCAATAGCAGCAGTAGCTCCGCAAGCAGCATGAGCGAGAGCAGCGAGTCGCCGTCATCGAATACGAGTAGTTCGAGCAGCGTGACGGAGAGCTTTAGCAGTACCAGCTCGGAAAGCACTGAGTCAAGTTCGAGCCAAAGCCAGGAAAGTAGCCTGAGTGCCAGTAGTGCGAGCGGAGTGTAACGCCAGTACCAAGAGGCGGGATGAACCGCCGAAGCGTTGGGAGACCGAAGTGATGGCCGACAAGCGATACATGGACGCGGACGTGCTGGAGGCACTGGCGACGCGAGAAGCCAGGAAAACAGCATTCGGCTACGGCATCCGTACGGCTGCTTGCCACGTCGGGCCCGTCTTGGAGTGCATGGACGACGCCATGTGTTCGGCGTTGAAAATGGGCGGGCTGACATTCGACCCGAGCGTTACCATCAAGCAAGCCGAGCAGCGGCTGGTCTACTCGAACGAGGAGATGCTGTACGACAAGGAGACGATCCAAACGTCGGCTGACGAAATCGACAAGATGTGCAAGGCGGCGGGCGTGGAACCGCCACCGCGGACCATCATGGTGTTCGAGAACCTGATCACCACGCCGAAGAAGGACCGCGACGGCGACATTCTGCGAACTGAGGGCGCGAAGCCCGACCCGGCGATGCCGCTGTTGTGGCAGCACATGCCGGCGATGCCGATCGGCAAGATGCTGAAGGTGCTGAACCATACGAAGAAGGAGCTGCGGGTATTGTCGGCGGTGATCGACACCGAGCTGGGCAACGACACGGCGGCACTGATCGAGTTCGGCGCCTTGCGGATCAGCCACGGGTTCCGGGCATTGAAAATCGAACGGTTGCCGGAAGACGACGACGGCTACGCCGGCCTGGACGTGCTGGAGTTCGAGGTGATGGAGGAAAGCACGGTCAGCGTGCCGAGCAATACGGAGGCGGTGATCACGGCATTTTCGCGAGGGAAGCTGGCGAGCCCGCTGGCGAAGCGCTGGGCCAAAGGTATCGCCGACCAGAGGCCGACGCAAGTGCCAGGCGCGGACCTGGGCGAACAGGACAAGGGAGCCGCAGGCGAGGGCGACGACGCAGCAGACGGCGACTCAGGCGATCAGAAGGCACCCTGCGAAGTCGAAGACTGCGACGGGCCGTTGCAGACGCTGGGAGCCGTGACGCTCGCGCTGAATGCTTATTGCGAGAACACGGGCGAGGACAGCGTGTTGCGAGCCTGTGAAAAGGCCATACTGGAAGTGCTCGACAAGCATGCAAGGCCGTTTATCCTTTGCGACGAACGGGAGCCGGGCGACGTGTTTGTCCGGTACCGAGAAGGCGCCGAGCTTGACGGGTTCGCTGTCTGCAACGACGGCGGCTGTGTCAAGCAGTCGCCCGAGCTGCTGAAGGGCGTGTTGGAAGACGCCGGGTTGCTGGGCGAGACGAAGCGAGGGCGGGTACTGAGCAAGTCGAATGAAGACGCGATCCGAGCCGCCTGCGACGACATCGAGAAAGCGGACGGACGGCTGCGAGCCGTGCTCGAATCGATGGGCGAAGAGGAAGAAGAAGACGACGAACGAACGGCGACGGTCGACGCCAAGCAGGCGCTCGTGCTGGGTTTGCTGCGGGACGACATTACGCCCGGCGACCTGGAGTTCATTGCGGCGACGGCGGCGCGGGCGATAGCGGATCGGCAAAAGGAACGCGATCGCAAGCGACGGAAACAGCGACAACGCCAGTTGCGGAAACTGGCTTCACGACGTAAACGGAAGTAGAATTACGCCCAGGCGGGCGACCCGAAACGAGGACACGTAACCATGAAGATGACCGAAATGCTGAAAACGTGGCTGGCGGAAAACTGCGACGTAGCGGCCGACGCGAGCGACGAAGACATGAAGGCGGCAGCCACCGGCGCGATTGCCGACGGCACGCTGACGCCGGAGAAGTTGGTCGAGTTGACCACGGAGAAGGCCGTCGAGGACGACGAAGACGACTTGTCGAAGATGATCCAGGACACGGTGGCGAAGGCCGTGGCGGATCAGATGGCCAAGCAGACGCCTGGCCTGACGACGGACGACGTTGCCGGAGCGATCGACAAGGCGTTGGAAAACGCGAAGACGAAGGCGCAGGACGACACGGACGCGAAGGCTGCGGCGTTGTTCGGCGGTGACGGCGACGAAGACAAGGGCACGCGAGTGCGTGTGAAAGCGGCGGCCGAACAGTACAGCACGACGAAGTCGGCGCTGTTCCACGCTGAGGACGCCAAGCACTTTCCCGGCGAGCCGGCCATGTACGCCAACCGCCAGTTGGAGACGACCAGCCAGCTCGAAAAGGCGGTGATCGGAGCTACGTTCAAGAGCCATCTGGCGGCCAGCGGGCGACCGTTGCCGCGAGGGCTGCGAATGACGGACCACGACCGTGACCTGATGGCGTATGCCATGCGGGAAATGCCCTGGTCTGGTATCATCCACGGCGAGGGGACCGAGGACCTTGGCGCGATCAAGGTCGATGGCCGGAAGCTGAGCGACTTCGAGATCAAGGCGTTGCTGGACGACAGCGACAGCGGCGGCCAGGAAGCGGTGCCGGAGGTGTTCGACACGGCGATCATCACGACACCCGTGTTGCACGGCGAGTTGTTCCCGCTAGTCAACACGGTGCCGATCGGACGCGGCAGCTCGGTGGACGGGTTCTCGATCGGCAACCCGACGTTCGCCAACACGGCTGAAGGATCGGCCATTACGCCGTTCACCACGGACGGCATGATCGAGGGATTCGATACGACGATCTATCCGGCGGTCGGAGCCCTGGAAATCGGTAATGATTTCGAGGAAGACTCGACGGTGAGCATCGGAGCGACGATCATCGAGCGGTACGGCGAGAAGGCAATGGAGTGGCTGGACAACCAGATCGCCAACGGCGACGGAACGACGGAACCGAAGGGCGTGCTGAACGCTCCGGCCGGCCAGAGCTTCACCGCGATCACACGGGCTGCGGCCGGTGCGGCGCCGACGGTGGACGACTACGAGAGCCTGTTGTTCAGCATCGCCAAGCAGTTCCGGCCCGCGTCGGACCGGGCACGGACGGTGTTCCTGTCGAACGACACGACGTACCAGCGGGCGCGATCGATCCAGGTCGGAGCGGCCGACGAGCGTCGCGTGTTCAACATGACGCACACGGACTACATGCTGTTCGGATACCCGTACAAGGTCCAGAACGACATCGGCAACCAGAGCTGCGGGTTCTTCAACTTGAAGCACTACCGCATGTATCGCCGGTTGGGCTTGTCGGTCCGGATCGAGACCGGCGGCCGGGCGTTGGCGTTGGCCAACAAATCGCTGATCGTCGTGCGGATGCGATTCGGCGGCAAGATCGAGCAAAGCGGAGCCGGGTCGTACTCGACTGAGATGCAAGCGTAAGCGTAAGCAGAAGCGCCAGGAGCGACGCTGCACAGTGCCGGGCCGTCGGAAACAACCGGCGGCCCGGTTTTTCTTAACCTTAGATGAAGGGCGAAGCGATGAAACACAACTGGAAAGCACAGGAACTGGTCCTGGAAATCGACGCGGAAAATGCGATGGTTCAATTCACGCCATTGGCACAGCGGCTGAGGGGGAGCTGGAGCGCGCGATATGCGCCTTCGCAGTCGAGGAAGGCTCGGTATCACCAGATGCCGGACGTGCCGGGCCAGATGATCGTGCTGAACGCGAAGGAGCGGTACCTGAAGATCGTCGACCCGCTGGGCTTCCAAACGGAGGAGATGTCGCGGTTGCTCGACGAGATCAACGCGATCAAAGAGTCGTGGCAGGGCAAGAGCGGCGCACACCCGACGCAGGTTCACAAGGACCTGACGGACACGCAGATCAAGACGTTCCTGTGGTACATGCACCAGATTCACGAGACCGGGCGAGGCAAGTTGCATAACGGGCGAATGCCAAACGCTCGGACGATCCTGTCGATGCCGGGCAAGCTACAAACGAAGTTCTACAGCTCGATGCAGGACGACCGGAAATACGCCACGGACGAAGAGATCGAAAGTATGGGAGGACCGCCTGCCGTCGTCGCCGAGTCCAGTTGACGCTGTTGTTTCGCCCCAGCAGCCAGCCGGGGCCGCGGCAGCTTGGCGTTGTCGCGGTTCCCGGCTATTTAACACGCGGAGGACCGAGCGATGAAACCGGAGGAAAAGTGCAGGGCGTGCAAGGGTACGGGCAAGACCGAGAAGGGCAGGACGTGTAAGGCTTGCAGGGGCACCGGGCGAGGTACACGATATGCAACCAAGTAAAGGGGAGACCGATGACCGTGACCCTCGAACAAGTACGCGACGAGATCAAGAGATGCGCCGACCAGTGTGCAATTAAGCGCAAGACAACGAACATGGAGCGGGTGCTGCAATACGGGCCGCTGGTAGCCGTGTTGGGGTTGTTGATAACGGTGTTTTCGAGCGGGATGACGACCGCGAGCGGCAAGGCTGACGATGCCAAGGAAGAGGCGAAACAGGCCGCGGAGGTATCGAAGCAGTGCCAGGAAAAACTCTATGCCGCGCAGATCGACATCGCCACGATTAAAACGGATTCGCGGCACACGAAAGACGCGGTAGCCGACATGCGGACGCGGCAGATTGAGACGACGCGGATGATCCAGGAGCTCTACAAGTACCAGACCAGGGACAACTGATATGGCTATCCTGTCAGCGGCGGACGCTGCCGCGCTGCTGAGTGTCGAGGCAACCGACGCGACGCTATTGGCGTTGCTCGGACCGGCACAGCGTGCGCTGGAGTCGTTTATCGGCTGGGAAGTCGAGCAGGCGAGCTATATACGGTTCTACCCGAAGGTCGAGCGTGGCGGTGCGTCGTCGCCGTTCGTTCACGATTGGGGAGGCCGGACAAACTCGAATCGTAGCCGGACGTTAGGGCTGGATCACAAGTGGGTTCGGCCATCGGGCCTGGAAGTACGCGAGAAGACCGCTGCATACGCCGGGCAGGCGGAGGACTTCGACGGAGACACGGTGTTGACGTTGGGTTCGGACTACGTGTTGGACTTGGACCAGCCGGACTTCAGCCGTAGCGGGCAGTTGATCCGGTTGAATAGCAACTGGCCCAGGCAGCGGCACAGCGTGAAGGCGACGTATACTGCCGGGTTCACGGCAGCGGAACTGGCCGGCACGGATAGCACGTACGATGCCAGCGACATACGCGGCGCGATGATCCAGACGATTACGCTGTGGTACCAACAGGCGAAGGCGAACGAGAAAAGCCGCGGCACCGTGGGGCCGATTATCTCAGAAAACATCCAGGGGTACAGCTACGTGAAGGGCATGACGCTGGTTCGGGATATGGCCGGGCTGCGAAATTCACTGCCGCCAATCGCGATGCAGATGGTGGCCAAGTACCGGAGGTATACGATTCCGGTATGAGCATTACCAGTTTGATGATCCACACGGCGACCATACACGCGATCACGGACAACGTGGACCTGATGGGCGACGTGCGGGAGTCGAAGGGAGCAGAAGGCGACACGGTGGACTGCCGGTTCACGCCGATGACGCACAAGGAGGTGGCGGACTTTGCGGCGGACGGGTTCGATGTGAGCCACTGGGTCAACTTTGACGCGGACCCGAGCCTGACGAACAAGCACCTGCTGGTGTACGGCGGAGCGAAGTACCGGGTAGTTGACGTGTTCAACAGCAACGAGATGGACCTGATGTGGACGGCCATTGCGAAGCGGCACACGGGCGAGGCGATCAAGGACAGCTAAGATGGCGAGGATCGTATTGTATCGCGGGAGGCGGAGCCTGGACCACATTACGCGCCGACGGATGGCACGGAGGGTGGCAGCGGCAACGAACGAGGTGTACAAGACGGCGGTGCTGCTGGTGAATACGCCGACGCGGTCGGCAGGGCCCAGCAAGGTGGGCGAGCCACCGCACAAGGACACGGGCGACTTGCAGCGGCGGATATTCGCACAGCCGGTACGGATGACCCCGAAGGGCGCCAGCGCGAAGGTCGCGACGAACCTGGACTACGGCGTGTTTTGGGAGACGACGGTGCGGCCTTACATTCGGCCGGCACTGCTGAAAGCGTGGCCGAGGGTGAAGCGGGTACTGACGCGAAGAGACACGGGACTGACAGCACGGATACAGTAGCATGTCGATCGGTACGGTAGCACGAGCGGTGCGGGTACGGTGGCGGGACGACGATTCCGCGATCAGCGGCACGCCCGGACCGTACCTGGACAAGGCTCCGGCCGGGCTGGCGATGCCGCATGTGATTATGCGGATCACCGGGTCGCCGGTCGATGGGCGGGCGAACAGCGGCAGCGGCACGACGCGACGGGAGCGGACGGCACTGGAGTTTGAGATATGGAGCGACGACGGAGCGAACGCGCTGGACGTGCTGGCGCGGAAGCTGCACACGACGTTCGACAATGCACCGCTGGTGCTGGACGAGGGCAATTTGCTGTACTGCCGATTCGAGAACGAGTTCACGGCCAAAGACGCAAAGTGGCGCAACGTACGGGTCCATACGATAGCGTATGAGGTGTTCCGGTCGACGACCGAGACGACAAACCCGGAATAAGGAAAAGGGATAATGGCTGCTGTAAAGACGCTGGACGCAACATTGAAGGCCGTGGCGACGTGGCAGTATTGGAACACGGACGCCATCGGATCGACCAAGGACGAGGACACCGTAACGGCGGCGGCCGTGTTGACCAGCGGGCAGGGCGTGAACGAATCGAACAATATGTATCGGGCCCGGTACACGATCGAGCAGGGCTCGCCGACGGACATCGACTTGCGAGATTTGACGGACGCATTCGGGCTGGACAAGCCGTTTGACAATATCAGCGGCGTGCTGATCCAGAACAGGACGACGACCAGCGGGCAGCACCTGCTGGTCGGGCCGCAAGGCGTGGCCAACGGCTGGAGCGCTCCGTTCGACGGAGACGCGGACGGGAAACTGGTCTGCCGGGCCGGCGGGCACGTCAGCTTGGCGAGCCCGGTGAACCGGGTGAGCGTGGGCGATGCGAACAAGGTGCTGCGGATTACGCACGACGGTGCAGCGGCGGCCGACATATCGGCGGAGGTCGTGCTGTTTGGCGTATGGGAGGAGACCAGCAGCAGCGGCAGCAGCTCGACCAGCAGCAGCTCGTCGAGTTCCAGCAGCAGTTCAAGTTCTAGCCAGAGCGTGAGCAGCAGTTCGAGTAGCAGCCAGAGCACGAGCAGCACGAGCAGCTACAGCAGTTCGAGCAGTAGCTCGGTAAGCTCGGTGGTGGAGACCAGCGGCAGCGAGTCGAGCAAGAGCGAATCGAGCGAGAGCTTTAGCCTGAGCAGCAAGTCGAGCATGAGCGAATCGGACCGGAGCGAATCGAGCGAGAGCTTTAGCCTGAGCAGCAAGTCGAGCATGAGCGAATCGGACCGGAGCGAATCGAGCGCTAGCGAATCAACGTAATCAAGGAGATATACGATGTCCGTAGTCAGCGGCAAAGACGGCAAGATAATGATCGGCGAAACATCGCTGGCCGAGATCACCAAGTGGACGTTCAATCCGACCGCCAACGTCGGCGCGTGGCACGGCAGCGGAGGCGGAGGGTATAAGAAGCGGGTGGCCGGCGTGAAGGACGGCAGCGGCGACATCGAGTTCAAGGTCGACGAATCCGACATGATCTACGATACGATCCCGGAAGGGACCAGCGTGACGCTGTTGCTGTACCGGGATGGCACCAACTACTTTAGCGTGCCGGCGATCATCACCGGTATCGATTTTGAGGTCGACATCGACGACGGCGAGCCGAACAGCGGCAGTGCATCGTTCGAGACGAACGGAGCCTGGACCGACAACCCGTAAGAGAGGGAGCGGCGATGGCAACGGTAAGCGGCAAAGACGGTAAGGTGCTGAACGGCTCGATACAGATCGCCGAGATCACCAAGTGGACGTTCAATCCGACCGCGAACGTGGGCTCGTGGCATAGCAGCAGCGGCGACGGGTCGAAGGCTCGCGTTGCCGGCACAAAGAGCGGCAGCGGAGACATTGAGGGCAAAATCGACGAGGACTCCAGCCTGTACGACGATATGCAGGAGGGGTCGACCGTCCAACTGTACCTGTACCGCGACGGGTCGGACTACTTTGAGTTCGATGCAGTGATCACCGGCATCGACTTCGAGGTGGACATCGACGACGGCGAGGTGAATAGCTTTACCGCATCGTACGAGACGAACGGCGAGTGGTCCGATAACTGACCGAGGCGGGACCGATGACCGTAATATCAGGACAAGGAGGGAGCGTCGCGAGCGACGACGTGCTCGTGGCGGAGGTTACGCGGTGGACGTTTTCGCGCCGGAGCAACAACCCGCAGCATCACGGCAGCGGAGACGGAGGATTTGCGACGAGCGTGCCCGGAGTACGGCGCGGCAGCGGCACGATCGAGGGCAAGGTAGACGACGATAATTGGGTGCTCGATCAACTGGAAGAAGGGAGCGAAGTCTCGCTGACGCTGAACCGGTTTGGCACAACGGGATGGGTGTTCCCGGCGATTATCGACAGCATTGATTTTGACGTGGACATTGACGACGGAGCGCCGACGAGCTTTGCAGCATCGTTCTCGACGCAAGGCGACTACACGGGATCGGATTAGCCGGGAATGAGGCGAAATGTCGGTAGTATCAGGAAAAGGCGGCGGCGTGACGATGGAAGGCGCCGTCGTATTGAAAATACTGCATTGGACGTTCCGGCGTCGCTCGAAGAACAAAGCGTACTCGACGGGCGACGAGCCGGGGTACCTGCGACGCGATGCGGGAGTGAAAGACGGCAACGGCACGATCGCCGGGCTGATGGACGAAGACGACAGTATCTTGGACAAGATCACGGAGGGCACTGAGGTATCGTTGCAGTTGAAGCGAACGGCAACCGAGTCATTCACGGTGGAGGCGATCATAGACGAGATTACGTTCGACGTGGACATCGACGGCGGGAGGCCGAACAGCTACGTCGCATCGTTTTCCACGAACGGCACATTCACATAGCGGAGGGCGAATATGGAGGCATTGGCACGAGTGACCGCCGCACCGGTCACGCTTTCGATCAACGGCCGGGACGTGATCCTGGACGGGTTGGGAGCGAAGGACTTTGGCGCGATCGAACAGGAGATATTGCGGCTGCGGAAAGACCCACTGGCCGTGGTGGCCCCGCACTTGGCGGCAATACCGGAGGCGCTGGCCGAGAAGCTGTTGAACCGAGCGTACAAGGACGCGAAGGCGGAGAACAGGGTAACGCCGGAAGAGGCGAGAGAGTGGATCGACGGCCTGACCGGGCTGTCGTTTTGTTTTTGGTACTGCCTGGAAAAACGGTACCCGGGCGAGTTCTCGAAGGCCGCTATTTTCGAGTGGCTGGAGGGCGTGGACGAGGAGGAGCTGGAGCGGCTGAAGGCATTGCGGGACCAAGCGGCCGCAATTGATACGGCGGGAAATTCGACTGGCCCGGCGCAGCGTCGACGGCGTCGGGCGAAAAGACGACGTCGGCGAAAATGAACTGGGTGTACTTTGCGTGGCAGTTGCTGGCCCACGGCCAGATACCGTTCCAGGACTGGGAGAACTGGACGCTGTACCAGTGCCGGCTGGCGTGTTTGACCGAGAAGCAGGCGAAGGGCGGCGGGCTGTCGGCGGCTGAGGCGAAGGCGGCGACGCGGCTAAAGAAGGAGCGGCGGAAACGGACGTTGCAAGATTTGGAGATGACGGACGATGGCCTCGAAAGTAGCTGAAGCGTACGTGGAGGTGCGGGCCGATACGAGACGGGTTGGCAAGGACCTCGTACGCGCAAAGCCGGTGATGATGCGGGCTATGCAGGGCCTGAGTCGGTCGTTCGGAAGCAGCTTTGGGCAGATAGTGATCGGCGGTATGCTGATCGGGGCGGCACGCGCTTCCGTGAAAGCGGCCGGCATACAGCAAGCGGCCGAAGCCCAGTTGCAGCAGACGCTGAAGAGCACAGGAAACGCTGTCGGCCTGAGCTTGGATCAACTGAAAAAGCACGCCACGTTCCTCCAGAAGAACGGGATATTCGGCGACGAAGAGACGTTGAGGATGATGAGCCAGCTGGCGACGTTTACGAACATTACCGGCCAGGAGTTCTTGGATGCGTCGACGATCATTGAAGACTTGGCAGTGAAGATGGGAGGCGACCTGAAAGGCTCGATGTTGCTGGTAGCCAAGGCGATGGACGAGCCGATTACCGGGTTGACGATGATGCGGCGAGTCGGCGTATCGTTCAGCGAGCAGGAGAAGGCGGTGATCAAGAGGCTGGCCGAAACCGGGCACATGGCGGAAGCACAACGGAAAATACTCAGCTTGCTGGCAAGACAGATGGGAGGCGCGAATGCGGCTGAGGCGCAGACGTTCAATGGGCAAATGGTACAGGCGAAAAACGCCCTGGGCGACGTGATGGAAGTGATCGGCGTCCAGTTGATGCCGGTGATTATCGACTTCGCGAAGATGCTGAAGGTCGGCGCGGAGATGTTTCAAGAAATCGACAAGGCAACGGGCGGAGCCGCATCGAAAATACTCCTGGCGGCAGCGGCGGTAGGCGTGTTGACAATCGCGTTCCGGGCGATGGCCGGCGCGCTGGCCAGCACCGGGTTCGGAGCGATCATCGTGCTGGTCGGTGTGTTGATCGGGCTGGCGATCCAGTTCCAGGACGCATGGCTGCCGGTGGTGAAGAAGTGGTGGAAGCACTTGAAGATCGTTATCGGGATTTTGAACCCGATCATCGGCGCCATCATGCTGATCAACAAGCTGTTCGGCACGCAGGCGGACGTGGCGAAAGCCGAAGAGGTGCAAGCGGGCTTGAAAGCCGCGGAGGAAGGCAAGGCGGCGTCGGCAGCTCCGACGATGGGAGCCAAGCCTATCGAGCCTGCCGGACAACAGGCGGCATCGGGCGAAGCCCACGCCATTAAAGCGACGTTTGTGGGCCTGGAAGAACTGTCGAAGACGATCCAGGAGAAGATGCTGGGCGATGACGACAAGACGATGGCCAAGCAGCAGGCGGGCGACATTGCGGACCTGAAAGAGCTGACGCAGGAACAGTTGGACGTGATGAAGCAGAATATGAACCCGGCGATGACCCAGGGACTAAGCGCAGTGGGAGTAAGCTGATATGCCGACTACAACCGGAGCAAAGAACCCGGGCACTGACGAGATCGAGCAAATCTCGTACGAAGAGATCGGCGGTAGCCCGACGTTCGCGGCGTCGAATAACGGCATTACAGCCCGGCAGATTTACAAGATGCCGTGGACTTCTATCGATCAGTTCATCCGGGAGAGCTTCCCGCCGGCAGTTGAAGCTAACTGCGAGTACATCCACGAAAACAACAGGCCGTTTCCCGGAAAGCCAAAACTGATAACGGACAAGATCACGGTCGAGCCGTGGTTGCCGGACAAACAAACTGGGTCGCAGGAACACACGTACGACGGAGTCAATACGTACTCGCACGCCAGAGTGACTATCGACTACGCGACGCTGCCACGGCAGGGAACCGTACCGTACGGGACACACCGGATAACGATGGGGGCCGAGTTCATCGTATTGCCGAAGTTGAAAACGCAGTTTGTCGAAGACGGCAACACCGTGGCCGACACGCCGACGGACGCCGACAAGACGATGGACGACGACGAGGTGCAGATCACGAAGGTGATCCCGACGATCGAGCATACACTGAACTTCGTGTCGATGCCGAACCCGCCGTTCGACAAAATCCGCGAGCAGCTTGGCACGGTAAACAAGGACGAAGGCGACAGCAACCTGTTTAGCGCCGAGCCGGGTACGTTGCTGTTCCTGGGCATCGAGGGCGAGGAGGGCTTCAACACCGAGGGCGAAACCGCATGGGATATCAGCTACCGGTTCTCTGAAAAGCGAATCCACGGGTACAACCCGGGGGAGGGCGAGACGATATTCGGGTGGAATCACTTCTACAATAAGCAGACGGGCACCTGGGAGGTCGTGATCCGTCCGAAGGACGGCGGCAACGGAACTGTGTACGACGAGTCGCTGTTTACGAAGCTGTTTACCGTGTTCGGTTGCGTGCATGAAGACGAGCAAGGCTATGACCATACCGCGTAGAATACGCCGGATGCCGCAGCAGCAGGACGTGGTGCGAGGACTGCGAGAGCTGACGAAGACGGTGCAGGGTATCGACGGGCTGAGCGGTCAAGGGCTGTTTGCCCAGGGAGTTGTCGCGGCGAAGCCGGTGGATCCGCCGAAGTTCATGGTCGTCGAAATGGACGAGGCGTTGGGGCCGAGCGTCGACGACGACGAGTATAGCGAGCGGAACGCCACGCGGCTGGTGTGGGACAGCGCGACGGATAGTTTCCAGCGTCCGACCGTCGAGGAACAGGTGCGGGTGGTGCGAGACATCACGCACTACACGTACGAAGGCAACACATACGACGGTATCGTGATCCCGCAGCGGGCCCGGCTGATCGTCCATTACCACGAGCAGAGCGGCGGCTACGTGCCGGTGGGAGCCCACAACACGGCGATCTGCGTGACGAACGCGGGAGCCGGAGCGTACCCGGCAGTGGGGGCGATCGTGTTCCCGATCCAGTTCATCGAGATTTCCCAGGAAGGCGACATCTCACCGATCGGCGATATGGCCGCACCGCACGCATGGGCGATCAACGTGAGCCTGGAGGACATCGAGGAGGGCACAGTATTGGTGGCATGGAACGTGGCGGGCCAGTGGTACGTGCAGTTTGGCGGTGGCGGCGGGAGCAGCACGAGTGCGTATGTGCCGTTCCAGGCTACCGCTAGAATCGACCCGACGGACACCGTGCCCGACTCGCCGAACGCCTACGAGCTGGAATACAGCGGCGGCAGCTACGAGACGGGCGATGAAATCATCGTATTCCCGTGGGACAATAACGCGTTCATGCTCCCCGGAGAACGCGGCGAGGCGGTGCTGGAAAGCGGCAACGTACACCGGATCAGCAACGAGGTCGGGCTGGTGCGACGCGGTACACCGGACGCCGATATTGCCGACAGCGGCAGCGGCACGGTTTCGTTGTATGACGACACGAGCCAGAAGATCAGCGGGCATCTGGATTGGGGCAACGGCGCGACGAAGGTGAGCCAGGGAAAGGAAAGCTGGTGGCGATGGGACCGGCAGCAGCAGTTGTGGCTATGGGCCGGAGGCGAATGTGAATGACGGGCGAACGACTAAGCGGGTGCTGCGGGTGCCCGAGCTTTACCGATAACTTTCGGTGGGCCACGAAAGACGACCCGATCACGCCACGGCACGGTTGGGAGGCCGTCAATGGCGATCTCGACAACTGGACGGCGCCGGCGACCGGCACACTGCGGACGGCAGAGGCCGGGCAGTATCTTGGCCGACGCACGGACGTCTACCTGGACGAGCAGTGCAAAGGGATGAAGGTGTTTGCCCGGGTGACGGGAACGCCGGGCGACAACCGGGTCCGGGTGTGGGCCGGAGCCGTTGCAAGCAACGAAGCGGCCGACAAGCTGATCGAGGTCGAGTTGAAGTTCGGCGCCGAAGACGCCGGGCGATTGACGCTGTACGTCGACGGCGTGATGAAACGACAGGCGAAGGTCGATGCCCGGTGGTGGCGAAAAACACCGTTCGGATTTGCGTTGATGACCAACGACGAAGGCGTGTTGGTGTCGCTGATTTACTCTGCGACCGACCAGAACAACCCGGACACCGTAGTGGCATCGACGTACATCGCGTTCACTTTCGGCGTGAACTACGAGATGCGATGGGCCGGCATAGCCTCCGGGCCGACGGTGACAAACAACGTCAGCATCGAGCAGTACAACGTCGAGCGGCTGGAAACGCCGGACGACCAGTGCGAGGCCGATGACTACAAGCTGTGGCCGGCGGAGCCGTGGGAGCAGGCCAGCGTGCTGTCGGTGTTCATCCGGTATCTGGTCGATGACCCACTGGCACCGAGACTGCAATGCAGCGCACTAAACGGGCGTAGCTTTCTACTGTCGGCCAACCCAAGTTGGGACCGACCGGGTGCATCAGACGACTACGATGAGCCCTGCACCGGCCGGGCGGCGTGGACCGCGGTTATCAGTTTGCCGCCACTGGAAGACAACGGAGGGAATCCGCTGACCGGCGATATTGTCTTGGCGGCTGCCTGGGTCGATAATCAACTCGGGTTGCAGTTTGCGCTGTACGACGACGCCGACGACGTGGTGATGGGCGGACGGGTGGCGGTGAACGCGAGCACGCAAAACGGGGCGGACCCGGACGAGCCGGGCGAGGACCCGGGCGAGCCGCGATACGCTACGCATCGAGACCCGGCGATCTGGCACGATACGATCGGAGTGGCGTCACCGCCGGAGGACATCGGTTGCGGGGGAACCGGACATTTTCACCCGAACGGAGAGATCGAGGTGAGACCGCTGTGAACTGCGACTATCAGGTGCCGACGACCGACAAGCGATGGAAGTTCTGCCGGCACCCGTACGTTCATGCGAGCGGCAGCATTGTGCCGGTGGCAATGTGCGAGAGCTGCCGGTACGGCGGCGAGTTGCGAGCCGGATACATACCCAGGCCGATGCCCGACCGAGTGCCGGTGCAGTTGAGCGTGGCGACGACGACGCAACAGGTGAAGCGGTACTCGCAGGCCGTTGTCAGGTGGGTGGCGGCCGGGTGCCCGACGCGAAGCGATCAGGAGACGCTGGCAATTTACCAGTTGTGCCGGAACGGGCGTTGCGGGAAATACGTCGACACCGGCAAGATCGAGAAGTGCGGCAGTTGCGGGTGCAGAATCTCGCAGGACGGGACCGCGCTGCTGAACAAAATCCGGATGGCGACTGAGTGGTGCCCGGAGGGACTGTGGGACGCGACGGCGACCGCAGACGAAGACCGGCTGAAGCGAATCAGGCGGAGCGAGGTTGACGAAGCAATGCAACGGCCGTAAACTGAAACGCGATGGTTACATGCCTCTCATGGAAAGGGCGAAACGATGGGAGAGCTTTCTGATACGCTGGTTGTGATACCGGCGAGGTTGGCGTCTACGCGGCTGCCGCGCAAGGTACTGATGGACGTCGGCGGCAAACCGCTGATGCAGTACGCATGGGAGAATGCGTGCGACGCTGTTGGCGACAAGAACGTGGTGATAGCGTCGAGCGACGACGAGGTGCTGGACCGAGCCCGGATATTTGGAGCCATTGGCCAGCGGACGGAACCGGCGAGAAACGGCACGCTGCGGGCTTACGACGCTGCCAGCAGGCTGGGCCGATCGTACGACGTGATCGTGAACCTACAGGCCGACGAGCCGGAAGTGCCGGCACAGGCGATCCGCGACGTGGCAGCGTTGGCGAGGTCGTTGGCCGATAACGGAGGGGTCGCCACGTTGGTGTTCGACGGCGACCCGGCCGACGCCAACCCGCAGCAAACGAAAGTGGTTCTTGGCAGAGACAATCGCTGCCTGTTCTTTTCCCGCCGACCGCTGCCGTGCTGCAAGATGCACGCCGGAGTCTACGGTTACGGCTGGCGAACACTGTGCAACGTCGCGGACGCAGATGCGGACAGCGGCCAGTCGGACATCGGGCGGGCCGAAAGTCTGGAACAGCTCGACTGGCTTTGGGATGGCATCCCGATCTACGCAACGCGATGGAGCCGACCGTTGCTGAGCGTGAACACGATCGACGATCTGCTGACGTTCGAGGCCACGTTGAGCTAGGAGCCGACATGACAAGCGTTGACTGCGTGTACTTCGGGCAACCGCACGGACCGGTGCGAGCGGCGGACGGAAGCCACTGGGAGTTGGAGTTTGAGTGCCGGCA